GACAGGATAGTAGATACCTCATAAGGTCTTTGCTGAGAAGCGAGACTAATCTTATTAGTGTCGATCAAATCAGAAAACCATTTACCTTTGTATAATTGGAGGTTATTAAGAATATTATTATCCATAAAATACTAGTAATTTAATTTTTTTATTTATATAATTAATTATTATGATATACGCAGTTGTCGTGCAGCTGAGAACCAAATTGGATCATCATCAGAACCCGTAGCTTGTTTTCTAGATTTAGTAGTAATACTACTAGATTTTAAACTTCGTCTAAACTTATCAATAGCTGAATTATTTCCTTCACGTTTAGCAGCCTCAATAAGCTTATCAGCATTCATTGTAAAGTATGCTGATTCTATGAGATTCTTAACACCACCCTTAGCATAGTCCTTTTGGTACTTTGTTTTACCGTCTGTGTCTGGCTTAAGTATATAATCCATTAAAACCTTTTTATCTTTTTCAGGGACTGTAATACCACGTATATTCTTTAAGCCTTTTATTTCGCTAACAACGTTATCATAGAATTGCTGTTGTCTCTGTAACTATTCATGATAAGCCTTTTTCTGATCCTCTAATAGCTGTTTCTTCCTTTCCTCTTTAATCTCTTTCAGATCTTCTAAAGCGTCTTGCGCTTCATCTTCAAGTAATCCAGCTTCTTCGTATCTACTTACTAACTTATCAATCTTCTTAGTAGAGAACCCTTTTTCTTTAAGTAACTGTTTTACTACTAATTTCTGATTAGTTTCATCTTCAATGTCAATATCATCTAAATCTAATTCAGCATCAATAGTTAAATACTTCTTTAAATCTCCACCTTGTTTTACGAAATTATCTAGTGCTTCAACTTCTTCACTAGAGTATTCAGGCTTACTATTTTCTTCAATGACATTTTGGAAGTAATTAATTAACTCATCAACACTTTTGGGTTTATCTTCATCTTCTTCAAATTCCCAATTAAGTTTTTCAGCCATAGCATCAAAGAAGTTAGTAACAACATTTTCTTCATTGTTATCTTCAATCTCTTCTTCCTCTTCTGCTTCTTCCTCAATGGTTTCTTCTTTACGAGGTCTACCAGGCTTACGTTTTGGTTTATCTTCAATATCTCCTTCTTCGATTTCTTCTTCCTCAGTACCTTCCTCTACTGGATTTTCTTTCTTATTCTTTACTTCGATATTGTTCTTTTTAATATCTTCCAATTCTTCATCGTCTAGTGATTCAAATTCATCAGCATCAACATTAACATTTTCATCAATATTTGAATTTCTAAAACCACCATCTGGATTAGGGATAAAGCTATCTAATACAGCTTCAAATCCACCTAATGTCATTTTTTTATCCATAATTAAAATATTTAATTAGATTTATTTTTTCTTCTTTTTACCTTTATTCCATTTAGCAGCATTCTAAGCGAATATTGCTCTCTTTCTTGTCACAGGATTCTTACTATGAGTTAGTTCTTCAGTTGTCTTTCCTGTCTTCTTTTTAGTTGCATTGAACTTACCTCTATTTTCTGGCTTTATCTTTATCTTCTTCATAATTCTAAAATTGTTTATTTACTATTGGATAAGTACCAAGTAAAGGTATTTTATTAAACCATTTTGTATACTATCCTGGTGTAGCAAATTGAAGATAAGCAGCTTCAATAGATCTCATATCTTTAGGTAATGATCTTATAGCTTTCTTAATCTATCTAGAAGTTACCTTATCTCCTATATTATTAATCATACCATTCTTAAACATATACTCTCTAAGAGTATTCATATAAGATTTCTATTCTGTACCTTTACTATAATAATCAGTTTTATCTGGAAATAATGGATTCTTCTATTTTGATAAATCTCTTTTTAACTCTGCAAACATAGAGTTGCTATAATCAGGATTTGAACTTTTGGCTAAATTAAAATCTACATAGTGTCCTAATTCGTGTCTAGTAGTAGGATAATCTATCTCTGTAAGATTTCTATTTATCTAATACTCAAAATCATCATATCCTGCTGGCTGTCTTCTAGTAATATACCTATTTACAGCTGCATCTTTAGCCTACATTTTAGCCTTAGCATCTAACTGTTTTATAACAGGATTAGGTAAATTCCATTAATTAGTATTATACTAATTAATTATATCTTCATATACTTTAGCATAATTATCACCGTATGTATTCTAAATCTATCTAGCTCTTTCCATATAAGCTGGATTAGAATATAGATCTTCAATTATTCTATTTCTAGATTCTATAGCATCATCATATAATTTATATGTACGAGCTTTATCTTCAGCTTCTCTACGGAATAAACTATTTATTTTATCCTACACAGTTCTCCTTACTTCTGGTACATATTTAGAAGAGTATTTAGTTAATCCTCTAGCTACATTAGATACTGCATTACCTGCTAGTTTAAATACTGGATTAAGTAAAGCTCCTTCTACATATAGACTACCTAATGGATCTGAATTTGAAACGTAGCCTGCACCTGGGTTATATCCATATGTAGGATTATATGGATCTCCTTTAGGGTCAAAGTTAGTAATAGGTCTTTCACTAGTACTCTATGGTGGATCTTCATCTACAATACCACCATCTGCATACTTCTTCCAATCCCAGTATTTCAGCTAGGGATTACTTTCCCTAGCCTACTTATACTGTTGCATTCTCTATCTAAATGCTTCACGTTCCATAATTATTTACTTTTCTTAGAACTCTTTTTAGAGCCCTTCTTTCCACCTTTACAAGCCATAATTAATTCTCCTTATTACTTTTAATTTTAATGTATTTCAACCAAGCAAAATGTTTTCTTTGTTTACAATAGTCAAGATTAGTATCGTTGTTATAAGCTTCTTCTTCAAAAGATACATCATGATATCTATCTCCTTGTTTATCTGACAATCTAGCTAGAGATACTATTCAATGCCATACCAAATATAGAAAGGTAACCACAGCATTTCTTGCATCTATTTGAGATGAATCTTTTCGTGATTATATTCAATATCTGTTATTTTAGATTTATCTCTAGTAAATATCAAACCAAATATATTGATGTATTTATAACCCTTAAATGGTATAAATTTATTCTGTATTACTTTCATATTACTTCTCTCCTGTTACTTTATTGCGAATAGCAGTTTTTGCTTTTAATTTCTCTCTATCCATAGCAGCTTTATCAGACATACGTTGCAACTCAGTTTCATGCTTCATTCTATCTTTTTCAAGCTGTATCTTCTTATTTTCAGCTTCTCTCTTCTGTTCTATTTCTCTACGCTTATTGTTAAGTTCTAATTGTTTAGTAGCAATATCAGAATTTATCTTCTGCTATTCTAGAGCTTGCTTTCCTATTTCAATTGGATCAGGAATTCCATTCATATCTTGATCCATATTCTCAGCACCACGATAAGAATTAATTTGTGCTACAGTAATTTTAGTAGCATTATCTTGTTCTGCTTTATATCTGTCTTGGTCTACTTTATATTTTTCAAGATCCAGTTCAGCTTCTTTAAGCATAAGCTCTTCTTCTTTAAGCTGATTCTGTTGTTCTGCCATTTGCTGTTGTGCTTGTTGTTCAGCTTGCTGCTGTTGCTGCATCTATTCCATTCTTTTCTGCTCGATCTCTTCAAGTCTATTCTTAATCATACTCATATTATCTAAAGTAATGATTTCAGCGATATCTAACAGACTAGCACCATTCTGCATAGCAGGTTGTAGCAATTGCTTTAATTGATCTATATACTGTTGATTCTTAGTACTATCATCTACAAATATATCCATATCTTCATAGAAGAAATTATCAGATAATTGTACAAACGCTCTGGTAGCATCATCTAATATATAATTCAAGTATCTCTTATTATCTTTCCAAGCTGCTTTAGAAGTATTCAATAGCATTGTTAATACTCTTCTCTTCACCTAATTATGATTCCAGAACCAAGGTTCAGTAATATGATAAGACATATTAACAGCAGTATTAGCGTTACTTACTAATTCACTAGCAGCAATCTATCCTTGTCTCTGTGGAGTAATACCAGTAAGTTTAGCTACCATATCTTCAATCTTCTGCATCAATTGAATATACTCAGCTATTACATTACTCATAGTTAAGTCCCAAGAGGATAACTAGTTGAATTGAGATGGTTTACCTCCTTCACGTCCTGGTATATCCCATCCTTCATCATAAGGATTAATAAAAGCTACACCTAGTGCACTTAAGTAATGCATCCACTTATTAACATCAATGTTCATAGATTTAGGTATCTAAGTAATATCCATTACTGCTACTTTACCTTTATCTCTAGATAATGCTAACTCAAGTCTATACCACACTACAATATACATATACTGTAATGGTTTCATCATACTTACTAATGATCTAGGTTTACTATTAGTATTATTATATACTACACCAGTATAAGGTAATTTCTGTGAATTAGGATTATCGGCAGATATATGTTGATATTCAATAGGTTGAATTCCTATGTACATATCATCACCAATTCTATATCCTTCCCATACTTCAATAATCCAATCCCATTCTACAGATTGTTCAGTACCTGTTACTTTATAATCTTCATCTACTTGAAATTCTTCAGCTTCTCCAGTTTCTGGATTTAGTAAAGTAACAAATCCTATCTTTTTGAAAGATTTCCAACAGCAGTGATATACTGTTATATGATCTACATCAAACGGATTATCTGTAAAACTATTAATCTTATGCAATTTAATAGATTCATAATCCATACTAGTCTTTCTTATTTCTGGATTATTACCAGCTCCGGGTCTTTGATCAATAAGTTCTAATAATTCATTTAGTTGTCTTTCAGACATTTTATCATAGAATCTATCGTATATCTCAGTAGCAGACATAATCATCTTTCTACGACACCATGCGGCATCATCTATGAATTCTAAGTCTAAAGAATGCTCATAATCAAAGTACATAGGGTTTACTCTTTCTACATAAGGATCTCCATTGATTACACCTACATAGTATATTTCTTCTCCACCTATTAAAGCGTCTTTCCAACCTTTATAGAATTCGTGGGTAAGATTCAACTTCCTCTTTAGGAATTGTAATGCGTGATAAGCTTCAGTTTCTGCTATATCTTTATAATCTTTCTATAGATACTTAGCTATAGCTTCTGGAGTCTAGATTTCTCCTGTAGCTAATGCTTGTTCATATCTGGCTGCTTGTTCTGGACTTAACTTACTAGCTATAGTAGCCTGAATATAATCCATTAGCATTTCTTTGGCTTTTTCCTGTAGTTCACTAGCAGCTATATCACTTGTACGTTGTGGATGAAAATTAAAAGGTCTCTTAGTTTCTTCACCAAGTAACTGATCTACATACGGTTTAATGATATTATAATCCTATGCCATAGCAGGAAACCCATCATCTTGTTTAAATGGATTGGTTACATATTTAAGATCCTTTTCATTATATATGCTATTATATAAATCATAGTAAGTCTACATCTCGTCAGATCTAGATCTACCATTACCACCAAATCCTGAATCTCCAGCGCCTACTACATAGTCTACGCAGGCTTCTTTCCAGGCTTGTGTCTTCTTTGACATTGGTAGTTTCTGTGCAGGGAAACTTTTAGTATTCTTCATAGTTAAAATGTATATACATTATCGTCATTAGAAAATACTCTAGGAGTATCGTCATTGAACCAACTCTGCGCAAAAATTGGTCCATCAAAGAGCATCTTCTATTTGTTTTCTTTTTCTTTCTTTTTAACAACTACATTATACAGTTGTTCTCTATATATCATAACCTACATCAACGCCATCACTCGGTCAAAGTTACCTGTATCGTTATAGCTTATTAGCTCTTCTAATAGCGGCTCTGATAGTATCCTAGTTAGGTTTTTCTTACCTGGTGCATACTCTTCATTCAACCATTCTTTGATCATACCTTCACCCCATTGCTTTATCTACTTATTCATATGACAACCTTTTCTTCTTTGCACTTTAGAATTACTAACTATATCGTTAATAATATCAGGCTGATCAGCTAATAAGTAATCACAATGCTTAGCAGTAAAGTAAGGAAATAGACCTTTGCGTTCATTTTCATACATTATACGTGCATTGTAGTATAATGCTAACTTACGTAAATTCTCATAATACTCTTCAGCTGTTGCAGGTCTACCAGTATATTCAGCTACTATAATATCATAATACTCTTCAAAGTTCTAAAACCTCTTATATACTATAGATGATCCTAATGAATTAGTACCAGACTAGTCATGATCATAAGGGTCTACACCTATTATATATAATCCAGCTGTTGCATCTTTAGCTGGATGTTCCCATATAACTATTGAACCAGTAGGATCATCATCTTTACCAAGTGGATACTTAGTAACATCGCCATGTTTCTTAGGTATCCATTTGATACTACCAGACTCATCGAATATTAAATCACCCACCTGCTTATGATTCTATAACTAAGTGTTAGTACGAATAAGTCCTAATTGCTCCTACAGTTCCTTCTTAGGAAATATATTACCGTTAAATTCTAGCATTGCTTCTTGTGGAGTAATAGGACGCTCTGCAACATAACGGTCTATAGCTGTAGTATTAGTAGCTGTACTTATTACCTTTCTACGTTCATCTAATATAAATTCTAGAGAAGGTTTAGTAATAGTGTTACCATCATCATCCATGTATATTCTATTACCATCATCATCTCTAGTATCTAGATTAGTATACTATGGAACAAAGAATCCACACAATTTATCTGTAGGTGTACTATCCCATATGTTCTCAAATCCTAAACAATTGTATCCATCTGGATTATAGAACATATCTTTCATAGTTTCAAATGCAGAGCCTTCGTCACCACCAGTTCCCCATACAATCATAGTACCAAACGCTACACCGTCTTGTTCTACAGATGGTCTAGCAATTTGCCACGCAGCACCTAATTCTGAGAATGAACCTCCTTCTTCAAATAGAATTAATTTAGCACGTTTACCACGTACTACATCAGGATTATCTTTCAAAGTAACGCCAATAATCTCTGACTTATAACCCATTTCTACTTCATTGCCAAATTCATCTTTAGTCCAGAATCCAGCTCGTTTACGCATAGTACTGTTAACAGATCGTTTCTTACCCCAAGCTGTATTCTTATCTATAAAGTCCATATAATCCCAAGCTTTAGTAAGAATACCATCTTCAGTAAGATACTGCTTATTAGAAGCATATATGTATGTTTTACTATTAGGTATTAGATAATAATTACGACATGCCATAGCTCCACCTTTGTAACTATATCCTTTACGACGTGATTTAAGTAGACATATATGTTTTCCTTTATCTTCTGCTTCTTGTACTGCCTAGAAGTAGAAATAGTCATAATCATAGAAATCTGGAAATGTTACTACACTATCTCTTTTTATTTTAGTTTCTCCATTAGGTAGTTTAGTAATAGTGTTAACTATACGTTGCATCGGACAAAAGTTAATATAAAAATAGTTATACCCAGTGATGTAATCTCCATCCTCTGCGGTATAACCATTAATGCAACGATCTCTCTATTCGTCCCAGTATTGAAAGTATTCTGACGAACCAGCTGGATATAAACAATAACGCCCTGTAGTTAAAAACTACAGAGCTGGCTATCTAAACTTATCACTATTTATTATTTTCTTCTAGAAGTCAATCATAGTTTATTCTTTAATTGGTCGCCCTACCACCGAATCGAACCCGGACCTAGAGGGTTAGAGCCTCTCGTGCTACCACTACACCATAGGGCAATATGCCAGGGAATATTTAATGTCTGTCCCTGTCAGACCTCTCTATCAGTTCAACGAGATTATTTCTTAAACAAACTCTTTAGCCAATGAATAGTACGCTTGATAATACCTTTCTTCTTAGGTTCAGCTACTGCTTCTTTCTTATATTCTTCAATCAAAGACTCACTAGCTTCTTTAACTGCTTTATTTGCTTTTTGTTTGTTATCAATTTCTTTCTCAAGCACATCACAAATCTCTTCAGTGCTATTACATTTTGTTAAATCAAGTACTTTCTTCATAGTTTCTTTATTTATATTCATATAACGTACCTATTAATTTATTGTTATAAAC